TAAAATTAAAAGAGGGGCTTTTGATTACCTTGAAGATACAATGTTAAAAGGTCAATCGAAAGGTGAAGCTGATTTACGAGTTGATAAAGGAGATGATTACAATGAAATTATTGATACAAAAAGACAACAAGATGAACAAATTGCCGAACAAAAAATTGATGATTTTAACCGTGAGGTTATAACATCTCGTGCAGAATTAACATCTAATGGTTACGTAAATACTGATAACCATGGTCGTTCAGAATTAAGACCTCGAATTCCTTATGGTAATACAGATGCGGAATTATTTCCTACACAAAAACAAACAGATTTTTCTAATGATTTTGTAAATACTATGTCTATGTGGCCTCAATTAGAAACACAAGATAATAAACTAACTAATATCTTATTTCAACGAAGACAGGACCAACAAAAGATAAGATATGGTAAGACATTTGCTGTCCCTAATCAACAAGACCGTGATTTACAAGAGCCTGATAAAAGAACAATATTTCCTAATATTTCTAATAAAAAACAAAATAGATCTTATAATCAAAAACGAAACAAACAAATTAAAAATTATAATGATTTGAATAGAACTCCTGAATCTTTTATCAGATTATCTAATAGAGAGTTAATACCCGTTTTTGCTCCTAAATCTGAAAGTGAATTAATGATAGCTCCTGAATTATTACAATTTCCTTTTACACAGATAAAACCTGGACAAGATACATCAATTTCTTTAAAGAAAGAAAAACAACTTATGCCAAATAGATTTCCAGAAAGAGTTTTACGAGGTTATGGTAACAAGTCATTTACTCCAGCTATTAGACCTTCAAGAAAATTTAATCCTTGGGTTAACCAAAATTATATAGAATAAAATTAGTTAAAAATTATATTGATATTAATAAATAATGAAACGAAATAATGAAAAATATAATCCATACAAAGTTAAAGTTTTCAAAACAGCAAAAGATGATGATGAAATACAACCTAATGCATGTAAAATCGGAATTTTCCCTTCTAAATTAGAAAGATTCCATACATTAATTATAGGCCGCAGTGGGAGTGGTAAAACGAATGTCATGCTTCATATGCTTACTGATAATCACCTCTTGGGAGATGTATATAAACCTAAAAATATATTTTTATTTTGTGCGGTTAAACCCGATAAAGGATTAGTTAAAGAATTGAAAATTCCTAAGAAAAATATAATTGAAGATTTTAATGATGAAAAAGTTTTGTCTATGTTTAAAAAATTAGAAGACGATATTGAACATAAAGGTTGGTCAGCAGCACCAAGGACTTTGTGGTTATTTGATGATATACTTGCTCGTAAGAAGTTTCTACGAGGTAAAGCAATGGCACAAATTGCTACCGCTGGACGACATGCTAAAATGTCTTATATAATGAATAGTCAATACTATAAATCTTTACCGCCTGTATTAAGAACAAATGCTTCATATATTATTTATTTTAGTGCTAATGAAAGTGAGAATGTTAAATTTGCTGACGAACAAACTCCAAGTTTTATGTCAAAAAAGAAGTTTTTAACTATGATAGAACACTGCACAAAAGAAAAATATTCATTTCTAGCTCTAAATACTATGGCAGAAAAAGGAAAAGAAATCCGTCGCGGTTTCAACACAATCGTGAATTAGAGGTTAAAATATTATTTTTTAAAATTGAAATAATATTTAAAAAAATAACATTAATTAACAAAAAACGACAAAATGGTTAATTATAAAAATGCTTGTGTATATAAATTATGTTGTAAAGATACTTCAATCAAAGATGTTTATATAGGTTCAACCTGTTCTTTTAGAAGTAGAAAATATCAACATAAATCAGCTTGTAATAATGAAAAAGATAAATCATATAATCATCATGTTTATAAGTTTATTAAAGATCACGGTGGATTTGAAAACTGGGATATGGTATTAATTGAAGAAGTTGATTGTGAAGATAAACAAACATTACATAAAATTGAAAGAAGTTATATAGAAAAATTAGGTGCAACTTTAAACAAAATTATTCCAACTAGAACAAATAAAGAATATAAAGAAGATAATAAAGAAAAAATTAAATTAAAAGATAAAGAATATCGTGAAAAAAATAAAGAAAAAATTAAAGAATATAATGAAAATAATAAAGAAAAATATAAAAAATATCGTGAAAATAATAAAGAAAAAATTAAAGAATATAGTAAAGAATATTATGAAAAGAATAAAGAAAAAAAGAAAGAAAAAAGAAAATTAAGAACTATATGTATGTGTGGAACAGATATTAACTATTCTGATAGAAAAAGACACATCAAAACTGGTAAACATAAAAACCTTATGAAAATATTTATTAAAAAATTTAAAAAAGAATAATTAAATAGATTTTAAATTTTATTATATTTATTTATAATAAAATGTCAAAAGAAGAACAATATAATTTTGCTTTATTGAATTCTGCTATGTATGACCCTAATCCGAAGTCGGTATTAGATAAAGTTAAACGAGGAAGTAAATATACTATACTTGAAGAGAATGTAAATGATATGGTTGTAAAAGATAAAAATACAGGAAAAATTATTTTGGTAATTAAGGGGACTGATATATCAGATAAAAAAGGGATGAAAAAAGACGACCTAATTCAAGACCTCGGTATATTACTAAATAATAAAGATATGGTCACAAGAACAAAACAAATGGAAAATAAGACAGAAGAACTAATTAAAAAATATGGTAAAGAAAATATAATTTTAACTGGCCATTCGTTAGCTGGCTATATAGTTTCAGAAATATCTGGATATTTGGATGTAAATGCTATCGCTTTTAATACTGGATCGTCGCCATTTAATCGAAATAGATATAATAGAGTAAAAGGAAATAACACAACTACTCATTATACGACTAATGTAGGCAGTAATTTTGACCCGGTCTCTCTGACAGCAGCACGAGTTGATAATTATAACCGAATCCAAGTTGAACCAAATCAAGAAATCGGTTCTGGTATTCTTAAATATCATACGATAGATCATTTTTTAGAAGATAATTTAAAAAAAATAAAAAATAATAATATTGATAATAATAAAATAATGCAGAAATCTAGTTTTGAAAACAAAGAAAAAACCAAGAATGCTCGAAGGCGCCAGAAATTTTATATGAGAAAAGCAATTTCTCGTGAAATGAATTTACCTGCTAAAGAATTAAAAGGACGAACTTTTGAACAATTAAGAACTATAATTGAAAAAAATCAATTAGAAGATGTTATGGATACAATCAGAAGAGCTGATAAACTTTTAGAAGACGATGACGAAGAAGAAGTTAAAGGTGTTATGGAAGATATGAAAGATATGGTTGAAGAAATGACATTTATACCTGAGGGAATGATGGAAGAAGATGAAATTGAAGATAAAATGATTAAAAGAAGTGAAAAATTAAAAAAAAAAGGATTTATTGTTCCTTCAAGTGATATTGCACCTTTAAAATCTTTATTACCTTATTATGAAAGTGAAAATATTAATGATAATGGAAGAGATATTAATTCTGAATTAAATGATAATTTTATTCGTGGAGTAAATTCATATTCTTCTTTTCAAACAAATCCTTCTATTCCTGTTAGAAGACAATTTAGATATATTGGTCGTCAAATTGAAAATACACCTATGAGAGTTGACCCCGACCCATCAACATATCCCGAAGAAAGTCTTTTACAACAAAATGCTATGCTTGAAGGACGAGGAGTTATGTCGCAAGTTGACCCTGAATCTTCAAGAGGAAATCTATCTTATGCTACAACTAATATGGCAAGTTATGAGCAAAATCAAATGATTGCTGATACACGAAATATACGAAGAAGAACAAGAAAAGGAGACCCTGATGATGATGATGATGATGATGATGATTTTTCCGAAGATGAAGGAAAATACGACAGAGATGATGATAGATTATTTGACCAAGATGATGAAAACGAACTTAATAATAGAGAGAGAGTTGAATTAGAGTTAGAAATGGAGTCATCTAGAAATCTTGGGAGATGGTCTGGAGATAATCGTTCTAGATTGAATGATTTTCAACGAGCTGCCCGTGATAAAATACAAGCTGATTCTATGAGAGATTCAAGTTTTCTAAATTCTTTACGAGAAAAACCCATTCCTTGGCAAAAACCATCAAGAACATACCAAAATAATAGTGTTGGACTTATTAGAAATTCTAATCGTTCAATGCAATTAGCTGTGTCAGAATTAATTCCCTGAGTAAATTAATTTTAAAAAAAGTAATTAAATTTTTATTTAAAATAAAAAAAAAAATAAAAATTTATTATATTTACTTTAATTAAAATAATAATAATGTCAAAAGCTCAAATGATTACAAATAATCTTATTTATACAGTTCCTAAAGCTTCTACCCTTGCTATTCAGAAAAACGACCAGAAAAACTATTTCGACCAACGCAATTATACAGCCGGTCAAACTATCCGTTGCACTTTACAAACAGGGTCACGATATGTTGATTGTCTTAATTCTCAACTTTGTTTTGATGTCGTTACTGATAATGTTACTAGTTCCGTTCTTACTTGGGGACAGGGTTCAGCCTTAAATTTAATTAAAAATGTTCGTGTTTATTCTAAATCTGGCACTGAACTTGTTAATGTTCAAAATCACAATGTTTCTCAAATGATTGAGGACAAATGTTCTAAACCTAAACACTGGTTTGATACGATTGGCTCTCTTATGGGTTATAATTACACTAATAATTATATTGGTGGTTGTGGTAGTGGTATAGAAGCTGCTTCTCGTTTTGCCGATATTGCTAATAATGCCACTACTGAAATTCAAATTCCTCTCTCTTCTATTGCCGCAATCTTTAATCCTTCCGCTAAAACCCTTCTTCCATCTATGCTTGCAAGTGGTCTAGTGTTAGAAATTGACCTCGCAACAGCAAAAGAATGTTGTCAGAGAACTGGTGGAGCAACAGATAATACTGTTGATATTCGCAATATTTACCTCAATCTTTGTTGCACTACTTTATCCGATAATGCTGTTGGTTCTATGAACGAAGTTGCTGGTAAAGATTTGATTGAATACACTTATGTCGATACTTACACATCTCGACTAACACAAAATGCTGATAATCAAGTTGTTTCTACTGCTATTAATAAAGCAGTTGGTTTTGCTTCTCATATTGTCACTGTTGAATGTGCCCAAGCACAAAGAGGTAGTCAAACACAAGACGAATTTTCTCTAATTTCGGATGATGTTGAATATCAATACCAACTTGGTTCAGTGCAACTACCTAGCCAGGTCCCCGTGAAAAGCGAAAGATTAGCTTATAAACAAATGCTCAAAACTTACAACGAATATATGGTTGAATCTGAAGGTTCAGCTCTCGGTTTTCTAAATTACAATTTATTCGTTGGAGCTAAAACTTGTTCATTTAGTAAAGACCAGTTTCTTGCTCTTTCTAATATGCCTATTAATAGTTCACGCTCTCTAAGATACGAACAAAAATATGCTACTGCTCCTGTTTCTGCACGAACTATTTTTGTCTTTCTAAAATACATTAAAGTCCTTCGGGTCTCACTTACTGATGTCAGTGTCAATTTCTGATTCTTCCCTTCTAAACACCTTAAAATAAATTTGATTTTAAATCCAAAAATGATTTAAAATGATAAAAATGGTTGTTAATTATGCAGAAGCTTGTGTATATAAAATATATTGTATTGACCCTAATATTAAAGAATGCTATGTAGGTTCTACTTGTAATTTTAGAACAAGGAAAACTTGTCATAAAACTAGATGTAATAACGAAAAATATAAATGTTATAATTCTAAAGTATATAAATTCATTAGAGAGAATGGAGGGTTTGAGAATTGGGATGTGATTGTTTTGAAAAAATATCCTGATTGTAAAGATGAAAGAGAATTAAATAAATATGAGAGAGAATGGTTTGAAAAACTCAAAGTTACATTAAATAAACAAGTTCCTAGTAGAACTAAGAAAGAATATAGAAAGACTTCTGAAACATATAAAGCATATCAAAAAGAATATAAGAAAAAAAATAGAGAAAAACAAAAAGAGTATCGTAAAAAGAGTAAAGCATATCAAGAAGAGTATCGTAAAAAGAATAAAGAAAAACTTAAAGCATATCAAGAAGAGTATCGTAAAAAGAATAAAGAAAAATAAATCTAAATAATATTTAATATAATTTTTAAAAATAAAAAAAAATTATATTTACTTTAATTAAAATAATAAATGTCTAAACTAATTTATGAAAAAAATCGCATATTGTATGATTTTAAACAACCTGATTCAGTAAAATTAATTCCTACCGATTTACAGATTGTGCCATTCGATGACCAAACATACGAGTTCGCCGATACAATGACTGCTAGTTTCCCTACCGGAGATTATTTCTGTGATGGTGAAAAATCTTATCTCTCTGTTAAAATTAAAATCACTGGAAACGACCCTGGAAATTCTTTAAAACTCAATTTCGGAAGAGGCTCAATTGCCAACCTTTGGAACTCTATACGCATCTACCATGCCTCAGGAACGGAAATATCAAATGTTCAAAATATTGATATTTGGACTAAAAATCGTCAAGTTATGACAAAAGATGAATTTTGGAAAACGAGTATCGGATATATTCAAGGCTACCGTCAAGACCCTACAACTGAGTTTATCTATACTGCCGACTCTTCTGAATTACAATTTAAAATTAAATTATCTGAACTTCATCCTTTCTTTAAAGGAACAGAAGGGAAATTACTCCCCAAAGAAGTTATCAATGATTTACGCATTGAACTTGATACAAATCTTGTTAATAAAGTTTTTACACAAGGAGCTGCTCCTCTAAGTGAAATTGTTACTGCTCAAATCTCTAAATGTGAGCTTCAATTAGCTCTTGTTGATTTAATGGACGAGG